ATAATTAGCAGGCGCCATTGCATTAACAATATATGTTCCAGCGGCTAATGTAATTTGATTAGAGGCTAAAGAACAACCAGTTATTCCATTATAGCCTGTAGTATTCAAATCTCTTGTTCGCCAAGCACCGCTTGTGAATGTGCCACCACCACCTGATGCTTTTTCATCTATAAATACTGCATAAGTTGCACCACCACCTGAAGGTGCCTGCCACTTTAACCCAGTTGAAGTCGCACTATCCGCTACAAGTGTGTACCCATTTGTGCCTACTGGTAGACGAGCGTCAGCACTTGAAGTTCTTGTGTAAAGGTCACCTTTTGTAGTTAATGGTGAAGTAGTACCAGCCTGTGTGTAGTCAAACCATAATGCAGAACTAGCAGAAGTAAAATATAAAAATCCGCCATCATATTGAGTAACTGCTAAAGAACCTGCACTATTAACTGTTGCTGTACCTGCGGTAATTGTGCAAGTGCCAGCACCAATATTTTGAATTTGTACAGAATCACCTGCACTAAATAAAGAAGTGTTTACGGTAATTGTTGTTGAACCAGCAGCATTCATTTGAATAACTGTGCCAGCGTCTGCTGCCACTAAAACATAAGAAGTGGTTTTAACGCTAGGCGAACCACCACCCATAGCAGTTTGTTGTAAACTTGTCATCTGTGCAGCTGTTAATACCTGCCCAGTGGTAAAGGTTTGCTTTGCCATTATTTCTCCTTAGTAACTGAGCACATTATAGTCTAAAGTGCCATATCCGCTTGTATTGTCGAGAATCAGGGCGTCTATTACTGGTTCTAAGGTAGTAAAGAAGACCCTAAAGCTGTTTGGTGTAATGGTGTTAGCCACCCCAAAAATTTGCAAAGTTTTATCCAAAGTAGATCCACCTGGTTGAGTGGTGACCACCCTGATTGGATCAAAAAAATCAAGTCCTAATGCTGCCACAACTCCTGCGTTGTAATTAGGCGTGTATGGGTATAACTCGATCCCACCGCATGAAATAGAAGTTTGGGCTCGGTTAGCCACATAGGCTTGGGCATAATCTAGGGCTACCGCATCGGTCTGCATCAATAGGTCTTGTAAGTTGTATGAATGGATAAAGTATTTATCTATAGAAGCCTGATTTATAGCTGTTTGAGCAGTACCGCCAAGCCTAGTTATTTGCGCTGAGTTAAACACCAAAGTATCATCTAGCTTCCAAATAGCATTGGCATAAGAAATGCCTGTGCCATTATCGTTAAATGTAGTAACTGTGCCACCAATAGATCCAGCGGTTACATTTCTGTCTTGAAATACAAAATTACCGTCTGCGCTGACATACAAAGCCCCATACTCGCTATCTGTAACAGTCTGCATAGCTGCTAAAGAGGTGCGAACAGTGCCAGGATCTGCCTGCAGGGTAGTCAAACCAGTGTCTATATCTCGCATAGAAGTAGGCCAGGATATTTGATCTAATATATTATTGATTCTTGCTCCACTTAATTGTCCAGCACTGGTACCAGCCACGGTAGATATTTGTGCGTTATAGGCTAGCCTGAAAGCGTCTACAGCTTGAATAGTTGTATAGGCAACCTCTGTAGCATCTTTAGGCTGAGTATTTACATAACTGGTAATGAACCCAGCAAATATCGGATATGTAACCCCATTATAGGTAGCTGTGATTTGAACTTTTTTCATAGGCGTCAAATACGTGTAATAGGGACTAGCGGGATTTGATGGGTTAAAATCTCCATTTTGATCGACTATGCGTAAAGTAAGGGTACCTGTTTGAAATTGATCTACTAAAGGATTGCGACCTCTGGCTGTTTGTATGTAATTTATTTGATTTGAAACATCAACAATTAAAGACGCTGAATCTCCTAATATGTTGGTATCAAGTATGCCTGTATCTAATATCATTGTTTGGGCAAAACTTGGCCCAGTGCTAAAGTTTATGTAAGCCTGTACTGTTGGAGCGGCCATTATGTGCCACCAGATAAACCACCAGCAGGAGTTGTACCCAATCCTTGCTTATAGATTTGCAGAATTGTGCGTTGAATAGTTTCGGTTAAATCTTGATCGGTAAGCACTGAGCCTTCAACATTGACAATTACATCGCCCCGCTCACCAGCTCTATATGCTTGATAATCTGCAGCCATCGTCATACTTGGAGCAGGCACACTAGCGGATCCAACATAACCACCACTGCTAGCTGTTGTGCTTAAAATTGTTTGATCGCCACGTTCACCCCTGCGATAATCCGCCCAATCTTTAAAATAAAGAGCAGCTAATCCTGCTTTGGTCATAGCGTCAGCAAGTAACTTGGCTTTTTCAGCACCCTCTAATTCAGCATTATATTTCTTAGCCAAAGCCTCATTATTGTCCAGGATGGCCAACTTGGCACTTAATCTTAATTTAGTTTCATCATCGGTAGCCTGATTTAAAGCAAGCGTTAAACCTATGCGCTCGACATCGAATTTATCTCTAAGTTTGTCTACCTCTGTTTTTGCTTTGATTTGATCGTTTTCGGCCTTACGTAAAGCGACAGAGTTTTTTAATGCAGCAGCTTCTAATTTTCTTTGTTGAGCCAAGATTCGGGCAGTAGCAGGGGTCTCTTTAGCTGGCATATTGGCAGTTTGTTTAGATTTACCAGCATTGTAATATGAACTAATAACTGGTGCGTTGCGCAAAAAGAAATCTATCCAACCACCGCCGCCAGGGGTAGGCACATTTAATTTAGTTAATTTTTGTAATTCATTGCCTAGTTCGCCAATTCCAGTAATTAAATATCCGACAGAATTTGCTACGTCTTCAATTTGTGTAGCAAGGCTGCTAATTGTGCCACCTTTGCTTAAATTAGATAAAGCATCTAATAAACTTTTTCCAATAGTCTCAGCTGCGTTAGCAGATGCAACTTTTAATTGATCCATTTTGCCAGCATATGTGTCTAATCTTGCTGCTGCCTGACCTGCAAATTTCTTGTCTAATTCGGCCATAATCTTAGACATATCACCAGTCTTTAATGTGGCCTTGCTTAATCCTGCGCCCAGTCTAGATAATGCTGTGGTTTGCCCTGCATAACCTTTAGCTATTGCTGCGCTTACTTCGCTAAGAGATTTGCCAGTAGCGGCTGAAACGTTTAATGCAGTGTTTAAAGCCTCTTGGCTTTGAGTTATCGATCCTGTAACGGTTAATAATGATTGAAATGCTGGGCGTAATTGATCATCTAATACGCCTGTGGCTTTTTGTAAATTAGCAATATACATCTCAACACCTGGTGCACTAAATGCATAACCAGTATTTTTTAATTGTTGCTCTAATGCTTTGGCTGCTTTTTCATCAGCTGCAAATGCGTTAATTGCTTTTTTACTGTAATTAAGTAGTGCAGCTGTGCCAAAAACTCCAGCAAAAGTTTTGCCTAGTTTTTTAACTTGCTTATCAAAAACCGATATTTCTTTTTGACCTTTTTTAAGTGCTTTACCATTAAATGTTGCAATTGCCGAAACTACTACATTGGCCATTATGCCACCCTTTTAATTTCTGTAGATTTATTAAAATGCACGGCAGTTGCGTTGATGGCCTGAGTAATCGCTTCATAAACTTTAGGGCTATCTTGCGCCCAAGCTTTATAAATTAAACGACCTTTAGTTTTACGCCCACCGCCACGCACGCCTTTAATCTTTGGTTGTGAGGTTAATGCTGGCATTGATGTAACAAATTGATACCCCGCAAATGGGTTATTTGATCCATATTCCCTGGTAGATTTGTTATAAGTGTACTCACGTGCCCTGGCTTTTCCTTCAAATCCTTGCACTTTGCCAAAGGTTGTCCCAGGCAAACTTGGATCAATCTGTTGAAATGGTGCACGGCCTTGTGGATTTTTACGGCCAGCAGTTTCATATATGCGACCGGCTGCGCTAACGTTATAAACATAATTGCTTACTTTAAAACCATTTTTTTGTGTTTTATTTTCGCCTGCATTATATCCAATGCCTGCTTTGACTACACTAGCATCATATTTGGGAAATGGTTTATAGTTAATTGTTGGGTTAATAGGTTTAGACCAGCCCGATAATACTTCATTGTTACCAGGCACAAAGCCTTTGGCTTTTTCTGCTACGCCACGCATTAAAGGATCAATAGCCATTCTAATGCGTTGGCGCATATCTTGATCTATAAATTCTAAACCTTTTAGGACATCTTTAACGCCTACGACCTCTACTGGCATTTCTGATCTCCTTAGTTCTGTCGGTTAAGACTTGTATGATTGCCGCATACATTTCTGTATCCATATTTATAAACTCTTTAGGCGCAATTCCTGTCTCGACACTTAGTGCTGCTATCGTGTAAAGGGTTGAATCACGCTGTATTATTTTTTTTCTTCGTCTAATACCTCAACGGTTTCAAGTGTATCGATGAATTCGCTGCCCCAAAGAGGTATTTGTGCGCCAGCCCTGCGTAAGCATTCGTAAGCTAACCAGAATATCTCGGTCTGCCTTTCGTGCTCACGCAAGACTTTGCTAATACCTGATCCATACTTCAACTCGAAAGCGTACTCGACACCTGGAGTTATCTTATGATCGGATACTTCTCCATTAGCCCTTGTTATCTTTAGCTTTGCCATTGTTACTCCTTAGTTAGAACGCCACTGATGGCGATACTGTTACTACAGAGTTTATAGTAAATGTAACAGATGAGGTAGCGATCTCAGCCACGCCGCCTTGACCCACTGGGGTTAAGTTATTTACCAAGATTGAGAATTGGTAAGTTGGATTAGCTGCTGATACTGCTGTGCCTTTAACGGTAATCATTGAAACAGAAATAGTCTGTCCAAATGCATCGTTAAGTGTTTGCATAACTTGGCTTGCTGCCCATTCATTCAGAAAATCAAGTGTTAAGGTGTTAGATTGTAGACCAGCCACAAACTTATGGGCTGTGTCGCCCATAG